ATGATAAGCGAGACATGTTCAAGCGAGCAGAAGCCAAGGACATGATTGAGCGTAATAAAATCCAGATGGAGGTAATCAACGACTTTAACTTTCTTGAGCAGTACAAGGAATTGTACGAACGGGCACTGGAGGGCGCAGAGATGGCACTAAAGATGAGCAAGAACACTGGTACGCCCACCAACAGCCTATTCAAGGCACTTGAGTCCGCTTCAAATCACTTACAGGAACTGGACAAAGCCTGCGCTCGCTACGGCGTGACTCCGCCGATAATCAATAACGGGCAGACTGCGGAGATGTACATATCGCAGTGGCAGAAGCGGATTGCAGGACAAGGAATAGGTAACACTGACGACATACCTGATGAGGAGTACAAGGAAATCCGTGTTGCGCTAAAAAACATCGGGCTAAATCCAGCACCACATAACAATGCCAACCACAGCAAACAATCCAATAGTGGATCCCAAAGCTAATAAAGCTCACAGGCACGAGCTTACTAACACACTCATGGGCTTCATGGCTTTGTGCTTACCGCACTACATGACCTTACCGAGTGGTGAGTTTCACTATGACCTTGCCCAGTACCTGCAAGACCCCGAAGAAGAACAGCTCTGTATCATCGGTTTCCGTGGCTCTGGTAAGACTACTTTCAGTTCCCTTGCCTACCCTCTTTTCTGCGCTCTAAACGAGAGATACCGCTTCATAATCCTTATCAACGACACGTACCAACAGGCAAAGGTGAACATGCAAAACATCAAGTACGAGATTGAGCATAACAAGCACATTGCCCGTGAGTACCCTGGCATAGGCATTGGTGACAACTGGAGTAAAGCTGACCTCGTATTGAATAACGGGGTACGCATCCTCGGACGCTCTCGTGGGCAGAAGGTACGTGGTATGCGTCATCGTGAACACCGCCCTGACCTTGTACTTATTGATGACCCTGAAGACTTGGACGCTACCAAAACTAAAACTAAGCGTGATGACACCGAACGCTGGTTCAACTCGGAAATCATCCCTGCTATCAAGGAAAGCGACTCGAAGCTGATTATGATTGGAAACCTTTTGCATAAAGACGCCCTGATGAGCCGTGTCGCCCGACGAGACCTTTTCAAGACAGTCAAAATCCCTCTGATAGGTGAAGATGGTGAGCCTACGTGGAAAGCCAAGTACCCAAACAATGAAGCCATTGAGAAGCAACGACAGCGTGTGGACAGCCGTGTGGCATGGTCACGGGAGTACCTACTCAAAATCATTTCCAGTGATGAGCAGATTGTGAAAGAAGAAGACATCCACTACTACGACAACTCGCTACTGGAGAAGAAACTACACGGACAGGTTATGTATCCACCGCAGGCAGGTACATCATCGGTTGACCTCGCCATCAGTGAGAAAGAAACTGCTGACCTGACCGCTATTGTGCAAGGCATCCGAGTTACCTACGAAGACGAGAACAAGATATGGATCAAACCTAATATCACTAACCGCCGTATGGACTTCAACACCACCCAGCAAGTAATAAAGCAGAAGCACAAAATGATGCCTATGGGTAGCGACTTAATCGTTGAGGACGTTGCGTACCAACGCTCTGCTATCCAAGAACTTGAACGTAAGGGACTGCCAGTGAAAGGCATACGCCCAGTCAAGGACAAGCGTGCCCGACTGGAGACAGTGGCTTCGTACATCAAGAGTGGCAGGATTATGTTCCCGAAGAAAGGGGCTGATGAGCTGATTGAGCAATTACTCGGCTTCGGCATTGAAGAACACGACGACATGGTTGATGCTCTGGTGTATCTGATAATGCATATGGTCGATGTGCAACAGGGAGCTATGGGTGGACGGGTAGATACTGTATAATAGCTATACATGCAAGAAAGCAAGGAAAAAATCGTACAGAAGATTGTGTACGAGGAGTACATGCCTGCCCTGCAAAACCATGTGTACAACGTACTAATCCAGTACGGTGATCAGGTAATCCGAAACTACGAACTGACCCAACAAGTAGGATTGAACCTCACCTATACTAATCGAAATGAGTTTGACCCGTCCGATATTACTAACGAAATGGTCGATGAAATAATCCACGTTATCCAAAATGACGAAGTTCCGACGAAGCAGTAGCGGTATATATGTCCCCAACACGCCCGCAAAGACCCCAAATTGCAATTCGTGTGGTGAAAACATACCTTACTTCACAAAGGAGCGGAAAGAAGCTCTAACGACAAATAACGGCGTCCCAATTTGTGCCCAATGCAAGATAAAACGGCAGATGAGTGGTAGACTGGATCAAGGTAAGCGTGAGTATGAGAGAGATAAAAAGAGCAAGGACAAACGAGAGGACGCACAAGAACGTAAACGTATCCGTGAAGTAGCCCACCGTTCACAGCAAAGTGATGACGTTAATAGCATTGAAGACATGGATAATGTCGACAAGAAAAGTTTTAATGTGTAAAAGCTATGGCATTTGACCCACTACAATTCCCAAAAGATACCGAAGAACAGCGTGTAAGCACGCTTGATAAGTACAATGACCTGTACGAAAACAGGCAGAAGAACGCTCTGCCGCTACATAAACGTCTTAAAAAGCACTTCTCCAACCCCGCTGACATCATTTACCTATCCCACGCAATCCCTGCGATGATTTCGGATACGTATGGTGACTTTGTACAAGGTGACGTTGAGCAGATGACTATTGAGGGCGCTGAAGATGGCAACCAAGACTTTGTAGATGACATTGCCACCCGTAACAAACTGAAAGAGCGTGTCTATAACTTTGCCGTTTGCCAATCCGAGTTCGGCTTTACGGTACTGCACGTTCACGCTGACAACGAAGATGAGGAAGTGATGATAGACAAAATTGGTGAAGACCAGTATTTCCCACAGCCTGATGGCTCTGTTGTCATTGCAACATACAAGCGACACGAAGAATGGCGTCAAGACAGCCCACAATTTTATGTACTGCTAGAACACTTTACCGAGACTGGAAAGAACGTTGATGTAAAGCGTTATATTGGTGAGACTGGACCAGATGGCAAGATGACCGAGTTACACAACTTCGACTCCTCAAAGGTTTTGTTTAATGAAAGCCTAAAGGAAGAAGACACCCTTGATATAGACGAACTCCCGTTCATACGGATCAACAACGGTCCAATACGGTCGCATGGCTTCGCTAAGTCTGACTACAACGACATCATTCCGCAGTTAGCGGAAATAAATGAGCGAGCCTCCCATGTATCCATCCAGCTCCTAAAAAACCTTGATAGTAAGCTCATACTGCCTGACACCCAAGCGTTCAAGGATGAGGAGGGTAACGTTAAGACAGATATTGGAGACACGCTATTGCTACCAGAGAACGGAAAAGACCCGTCGTACCTTGCTAACGGCAACACACTACTCCAAGACGTCCGTGACCACATCATGTACAACCTGAAAATCATTTCGGGTGTGACAGGTGTACCGTTCATGGAAATACTACGAGACTCAATGCCTGACCGTGTAGAGGCTATCCGTACCAAGCACTTTCGTACCCAGATGAAGACCCGTACTAAGCAATCACAAATCGCCAACGGTATTCGGGACGCTGTCCGTATTGCCGCTAAGCTAGATGACCAAGGTGATGAAATTGCAAATGCAGGTGTGACTATCAGCTTCAGCTCAATTCTGCCAGAGGATGAAACCTCTATTGTAGAGCGTGAGCAGATGAAAGTATCCGCAGGGCTATCCTCACGACTGTCAGCCATTAAACGTATTGGTAACCTCAATGATGAGCAGGCAGAGCAGGAGCTTGGTCGCATCAGAGAGGAGGAGCGCATTGAGGGCGTGAGCGACACTACCAACCCACCACAGGTGTAATAGTAACTAGAAACTAAGTTATGCAATTCCCAGAAACCAACAAACCATTTGAGGATGAACCAGTCGATAAGAGCTTCGGAAATACCGCTAAGGCTCTTGAGGAAATAGCGAAGAAAATAGACTGGATCTATATGCTGAAAGTGTGGAGTTCACTTTTACTAATTACATGTGTAAGTATTTTTACACTCATTGTAAGTGTGCTAGGCGCAGTTAATCTTTTCTAGTATGGATAAAGACCAGCGTAAACGACTTAAAAGAATGATAAGTAAGGCAGGGATGTCTGACCTGATGGACGTAGTTGAAACCTTGAGCGGTGATATTCGAGACAAAGTAATAGACACAGCCAGCTCAAATATCACTGATGGCAAGAAGAAGCAGGCGATGGGTGCAATCAAGCAGTTGGTAGCTGATGGGGATGACAAGGTACGCCAGTGGCTCACTCGCAACCTAGCTGGAGCTTATGTCTTTGGCATGAACACCGCCGACAAGTTTCTGTCCCAGTACGGCATTGATACACCAGATGACCTGATAACCTACGACAAGCTACGCTCTGAAGCTAAGTTTAAGCCTCACACCCGAGCTGTGAACTCGTTGCTGTCTGATGCCTACACTGACTTCGGCAATGGACTCAATGGAGTAACCAAATCTGCCGAAAAGGCTCTTGGGCTTGCCCTGAAAGAACAGATACGAACCTCGATTGCTAGTGGACGTGCTACTGGTAAGTCACCACAAAAAATAGCCCGTGAAGTACGTGACCTATTACAGAACCGAGGTTTTACCGCTTTAATTGATAGAGGGGGTCGAGAGTGGGCACTATCACGCTATTCAGAGATGCTGGCACGCACTCACCTCATCCGAGCTAACACTGAAGCAACGCTAAACCGAGCAGTGGAATATGGGGTTGACCTGATTGAAGTGTCCACGCATGGGGCTGATGACAAACTCTGCGGACCCGAGGAGGGTAAGATTTATTCAGCCTCTGGCAACAGTCAAAACTACCCAGAACTGACGACCCGACCACCGTATCACCCTAACTGTTTTGATAAGGAGACTGAAATATATACGGATAAGGGTTGGCAGTATATAAAAGACGTCGATACAGAAGATACGGCGTTATCACTTAATCCGGATACTTTGGATTTAGAAATGGTAGAAATTAAAAACACCATTGAAGCAACGGCAGATAAAATGGTCAGTATTAAAAATAAGTATATGAATATGCTGGTTACTCCCGACCATGATGTCTTTTATAAAACAGACTGGAAGCATAAAAACGATGGAGCTTTTACGTTTGTAAAGGCTGAGGACTTGGTAGGTAAAAAGTCTGGTACTTTTTATGCTAGCTCTAAGTGGGTGGGAGAAGAAACTATTAGCGAAGAAGAGGCAGCGTTTATGGGTTGGTATTTATCGGAAGGTTACGTAAGTAAGGTTAAAGATAGTTATATTATAGGTATAACCCAGTCTAAAGAAATAAATCCTGAAAAGTTTGCAATGGCACTGGAGGCAGTTGAGGCATTTACCGACAAGAATATCTGTGTAGATGATAATAGTATTAGATTTTACGATAAAGAATTAGGTAAAGAGCTAGTAAGGTATGGCAAAAGTCACGAAAAGTTTGTGCCTGATAACATCAAACAAGCCAAGCCTTATTTAATTAGAAAATTTTTAGACGCTTATTTGCTCGGCGATGGTTATACTCACAATCGTAACAATGACTATAACTTTGAAAGCACAGAAAAAATCTATTCCACCTCTTCAAAAAAAATGGCAGACGGTATAGGTGAGCTTATTATTAAAGTAGGTAAAAGACCGTCTTATCATTTAGCCCAAAATAAAGGTAAGGAAGTTACGCACAAAAATGGTACATACACAACAAATCACAATCAATGGTCTATCAGAGAATGTTCACATCAATTCCTATCAATGCAAAATGCTACGAGTGAAATTGTTGCCCATAATGGTAAAGTCTACTGTGTGGAGCTGAAAAAATATCACACGCTTCTAACTAGACGAAACGGTCAGGTACTGTGGAATGGTAATTGCACGCACACTCTCATACCACGCCCTGAACTATCAGACAACGACTAGTTGCGTAAAATCTTGATAGTGTGTAAAATGAAAGGTGCATGACAATTTAGATTGATTGGCTCCCGTTTGCCAACGTACTTTGTACAGATAAAAACGGCTTTAATTTTTAATTGGCAATCAAACCAACATATGCCCCAACCACCAGAAACAACAACGGAGGATGACATCCAAGATGAGTCTGAAGAAGACACAACGGATGAAAACCCATCAGAGGAAACTGATGAAGAAAAAACCACCGAGGATCACAACGATACTGACGAGGTAGATTACTCTGAAGTAGACCTTGAAACCCTCAAGAAGAAGAACCCAGAAGTAGCAGAGCTAGTGAAAGAGGCTAACGAAGCTAAGGAAAAACTTACCAAGAAAGAAGAAGCTGAAAAGGAGCAAGAGAAAAAGAAGGCTAAGGAGAAGGGTAAGTTTCAGGAGCTTTACGAAGTAGCCGAAACAGAAATCAAGCAGGTGAAAGCCGAACGCGATGAGAAAGAGGAAATCCTGACGAAGTATGTTGATACCGTCAAGAATATCCTCAAAGGTATTGAGAATGACATCCCCGAGGAAAACAAGGGACTCATTCCCGAAGACTACTCGCCACGCCAGCGACTTGAGTACATCACTAACAACGCAAAAGTACTGGGTGTATCAGTGACAAGCAAGGGGAGTAAAATCAATTCTAATGAAGACACCCCTAATCTAACCGAGGAGCAGAGTATCCGCCGTCGCTTGAAAGAGCTAGACAAAAAGAACACTCTGACCTACGAAGAAGAAGATGAGATGTTCGACCTATCGCAGAAACTAAAAGCTATTACAACGTAGAATTATAAGTAAAACTATATTATGGATTTAGGACTTCACACAACACTAGATGACTCGACTTCGAAGCAGTACCCAGAAATCCTGGCTGTACAGAAGCGAGTGACTCCTAACCTTTCCGACATCTTCGGAAATGTATGGGATATGTTCAGACAAAGCCGAGACCCGTTCGATACGGACGAGTACGAGGTATATACTCGTGACTACACTGCACCAGAGGCGACAATCCCTACAGGAACAGACGGAAACCTTTGGGATGACCCTGCTGTTACAGACGAACTACCTATTAGCTCTGGCACAATCGACCGACTGACTATCGGAGACATTCTCCTAGTTGGGGATGAAATCGTAGTTGTAAAGGAAATTGACCGAAACAACAACGATGTCAACGTGTACGAACGTGGTGCAGGTGACTCAACAGCCGCCGCTCACGCTCACGACAGCACGCACACTGCCAAGATAATCGGTAACTCTCACATTGAGGGTAAAGTTGACGCCGAAGCAATGGCAGAGGGCACAAGCAAGGTAACGAACTACACACAGCTTGTAGAGGAGGTAGTTGACCTTTCACACGCTGACTCTGCACAGGCACGTAAGGTTGGACGAACCGAGCCTGTACTCAAGGCAGAAGCTCTTGAGAGAATTATGCAGGACCTTGCACGGACATCTGTTTACGGACACGCCTCAGCTCCGAGCAACAGCAAGCCGTCTATGACCCGTGGATTGCTCTCATACCTCTCTGACGTTTCAGGTGGTATCTCTACATCAGTAGGAGGCAGCTACACAGAACAGTCACTGAAGAACATTCTGAACGACATTCGAGAAACAGGTGGTGCAACACCAACAGCAATCGTGATGTCAAACTCACGTAAGCAGGACTTCAACACATTCAGTGGAGCAGACCAAGTACAGACTGACCGCACAGACCGACAGGGTGGTCGGATCATCGACTCATACCTCTGGGAGACTGGAGCTATCCCTGCCGTTGTAGACCTCGACATGCCTGACGACAAGGTTGCCGTGATTAACTCTCGGTACATGGAGAAAGGTTGGAAAATTGATGACCAGCTTCGCTTCAAGGAAGAAACCAACACTAACTCACGAGAGAAAAAGGAAACTCTGCAAGGACGCTTCGGACTCTCTGTGAAGCAGATTGGTAAAGCACACGGACTACTTACCAACTTGAGCTAGACATTTAATTTCACCACATCCATATGGCTAAATATAAAGACATGACAAATCAAGACCAGTTCACAGAAGAACTTGATAAGCGTGGCATCGACTACGACGAAGACACCACCTCTGACGAGATGGTTGAGAAACTTCAGGAAGACGATGCAGACAATGAGAAGACTGAAAAAGTAAAAGAAGACGCATCAAGTGACGCCAAACTGGGTAAGAAAACAAAAACATACTACTGGGTAAAGATGACTGCCCACGTAGATGAAAACAATCGTGTGCCAGCTGGACTCTACGAGTTCGAAAAGGCAAACGACCGCCTAGACAGTATGCCAATCTCTGTGGCTGAAAAGTTCAAGGGAGGGCTATCAGAACGGGCAGTGGTCACCATCGCCGAAGACCGTGGCATGAAGTTTCACGCTTCTGATGACATCGACTACGAAGACCTATTCAACAACATCCTTAATGACATTACTTACGTCTAACCACTAACCCAATATGGCAGCAACTGTACAAGTCAATGAGTACAACGGAGCTGGGCAAACCAAGACTGGTAACATCTCCAATACCAACATGGGTAGCACGGATGATGCCAACCTCGACCCAGTAGCCAACCCAGTTGCGCCAGGTGATAACACCTTTGAAAAGTGGCAATCTCTTGAAGTAACCTCGATGGGCGGAAGCTCACAAATCGAGAACATCAAGGTATGGCGTACAGGTGCGCTGGGAGGCTCTGCCTCACACGTAACCAACGCTAGAGAGTCTAGCTACTCTGAAGCTAGTTACGCAACGCCTACGGACTCTAACAGTACCGAGGCCGCGCAAACAATGCCTACCTCTGAACCATCTGGTGCCAATATAGGTATCGGTGGATCACTTACAGGCAACATAAGCTCGCCTGGTGAAACTGACTTGCTGGTACATCAAATCCAAACGGACGCTGGTGATACCGCAGGTACGACAAGCACGATGAATTATCAGTACGATGAAATCGCCTAACTATTATGGCTAACACTATCGGAAACAAAGCAGACCTTTCACAAGCCCGTCTCAAAGGTACGGTAGCCTGTGGAACCTGTGACCTCGTGTTTGAAGATAACGATGACTACAAGGACCATGTATGTCCTGTAACGGGTTATACGCCTAAAGACCCAGAACATCTCGGAAAAAACTTCTTGCGCCAAAGCCGTGAAGCTCTTAGGCGAAGCAATTCGCTTGACACCGACCGTGAAACGCAGATTGAGGGACAGATTAAAGCAACGGATGACGAGGGAGTGAACTACAAACTCATGGAGCAAAGAACTAAGCGAAAGAAGAAGTACACAGAAACACGAAGCCGACGAACTCGTGCTAGCGTAAAGCTCGAAGACATCGGTGACAAAAAAGTCAAAAGTTCAGGTGGCAAAACTAAATAGTCACCCGATACAAACTTCACACGTGTTACCGCACGTCCATATGGCGTTACCTCGCCCTGTAAGAGCCTAACGTCATCCAGCGTTAGGTTTTTGCATTGACTATGAAATGTAATACAAAATTCAGTAAAGAAGTTAAATGCCACATCTGTTACCAACAGTTGAAAGGTATTCGCTATGACATTGCGGAATACTACCCAGAAGTCGGTGAGATGCAAGAGGTACGCTTATGCCGAAAGTGTTGGAAGATAGTTGAGTGCCACACACGTTAATAGCAGTCGTAATAAAATAAATATCTTATGAGTAATAAAACTTGGGAAAAACGAATAGACATTGATAAAGATGCCATCGAATATCACAATAATGTGTTTAGGGACCGTGCTGGCTATTACAAGCTAGAAGAAGTCGAACCTGTACGTTGGGTATGGGGAGCTATCTACAAACCGACAGATGCCCAGATAGCGGCGGCAGAGGAGGCAACAGAACGCAAGAAGCAGGAGTTGCAGGATGAATTGGTACGTGTCTCCGATATGGCAGAGGATGATATGCCAAATAAAGCCAAGCGGATGGAAGAAATCAAAACAGAGATGCAAATCCCCGTTGAACCTGAACAGGATGAAATCCGTCAGTACGACCCTGATGGGACATTCCACTCAATTACGGACGTTGACCTTGACCGTGTAGACAAGTTTGTCATGCACCGCTGGGATGACATCACGGAGCGTGTGATTGTACCTGTACGTGAGAACATGAAAATCTTTCACGTGTACAAGAACTTTCACGACATGCGCTGGAATGACGCTAATACAACCGCCCGTGTCTTCTGCTTTGGCTTCGAGATGGAGGATCTAAACCGAAGCGTGTATTACTACATTTTGCCAGACGATACGGTAATCCTAAGCGATAGCCCTGACATTGACCTTGCGCAGTACAATCTTATTGACCCACAAAATTATGAGGCAAAAAAATAAGCAAATTAAAGACGTGCTTATTTAACCTAACTTACCCACTATGAAAAAAGCTCTAAAAATCAAGTTTAACGCAACAACAGGAAAACGTTCTGGAGATATTGACCCTAAAGACCCGAAACTACAATGCTACGGGTGGCAGG